GTCAGTCTTTCTGATGGTGACGTAACCCTTACTAATGCAACTCATAGCGGCAGAATCTTACTTGTCCCTGATGGCAGCCAAGATAACACCTACACGTTGCCAGCTCCTATTGCTGGGTCTGTGTTTAGGTTTGTTTACGCTGGCGGCGCTGCTGATGCAACTGACGCTATTATTGTCACCCCCGGAAATAGCAATTTTTATATTGGTGGTGTTACATTTTTAGACACAGATGGCAATGAAGTTAGCTCGGTGTTTTCTGATGGGAACTCAAATAGCAGTATTCATATAAATGTGCCTGCTGGGTTTGACGTAAGCATTGTTGGTTTAAATACCACCAATTATCAAATCCTAGGAAATGTTACGAGTACTACTGCTCCAGTAATTGCTGATCAATAATAGGAGTCAATTATGGCTGATGCGGTAGCGACTCAAACGATACAAGATGGCGCTAAAAACGCCATCTTTCGTTTTACAAATGTAAGTGATGGAACTGGCGAGTCTGCTGTTACCAAGATAGATGTGTCTGCCTTATCAAATGATCCAATGACAAACAAGGCTTGCTCTTCTGTTGTTATTGAAAAGATTTATTACCAAACCATTGGTATGGGGGTAAAGATATTTTTTGATGCATCAACAGATGTCTTGGCGTGGCAGTTGGCTGCGGATTGGTCAGATACATTAGACTTTTCAGACTTTGGCATCCCAGATACAAAAGCTTCTGGCACAACGGGTGACATTCAGTTCACGACTGTTGGTCATTCTAGCGGTGATGTATATGTAATCGTCATGCAAGTGAGGAAGCGATATGACTAAACTTGAAATGTTTGTTAACGGTAACTTTGCTGATGGCGAAGAGGTTTACCAAATTGGAACAAAAAACAAAGACGGCAGCGGTCAAACTGCTGATGGCAAGTATGACATTGTTGTTTTTGATCCAATGCGTAAAGCTGAGGCAGAAGCTAAGCTAAAGGAGCTTTCAAAGGATGCTGACAAGCCTGCAAAGAAAAAAGCGGAAACGAAGGCGACTAAGAAAAGCGCGGAGGATTCTAAACCTGCGCCTAGAAAAAGAAAGGCTCCAGCAAAGTCAAAGTAATGGCAATAGCTAGACCTCAAACAGGTAAGCAGATAAAAAACTCTCCCTCTAAAAAGAAAAAATCAAAAGTTTCTAAGGTGATGGGAGAGTTTAAATCTGGAAAGTTAAAATCTAGTTCAGGCAAAAAAGTTACAAATAAAAAGCAAGCAATTGCTATTGCTTTGTCTGAAGCAAAAAGAAAGAAAAGGAAGAAGTAATATGCCAGATAAATTTCTTGCAGCGATAAGCCCTGCTTACGGAATAGCTACTGGAACAGGGCCGTATAGAAAACTTCTTGGGTCTTTAGGTCGCGCTCATTACGACAGACAAAGACAGAAAAGAGAAGACAAGAAAGCTGCTGAAATCAAAGCAGAAGAGATGAAAAACATAAGAGATCAAATAGCTTCGGCAAGCCAAATGTCAACTGGAGTTGGTCTTTATGATTCGGTTGGAATGAAGTCTGGCGGAAGAGTCAAAAAAAATATAGATGGTCGAGCCAGAAAAGGGAAGACTAGAGGAAGAATTATTTAGTGGCTACTAGCGGCACATACACTTTTAATTTAGACCTTGGGGATGCTATAGAAGAAGCGTTTGAACGTGCTGGCATGGAGCTTCGTAGTGGCTATGACTACAGGACTGCGCGAAGAAGTATAGATCTTTTAATGCTTGAATGGCAAAACAGGGGCTTAAATCTTTGGACTATTCAAGAGGGCAGCCAAGCATTAACTGCTGGGACTTCAAGATATACTCTTGATGCTGATGAGTTAGATATAGTTGAAGCTTGGATTAGAACTGATTCAGGAGATTCTAGTAAGCAGTTTGATCAAGCGTTAACTAGGGTTTCTGTGAGTCAATACGCCCATCTTTCAAATAAGCTTACTCAAGCAAAGCCTCTTCAGTACTGGGTTGAAAAAGACCCTGCTGCCATATCTATTAATTTGTGGCCTGTTCCTGACAGTGCGGCAACCTATACTCTTGGGTATTATTTTTTGCAGAGAGTTGAAGATACGGGAAAGCCAGGCTCAAACAATATGGATATCCCTTCGAGGTTTCTTCCTTGTCTTGTTTCTGGCTTGGCTTATAAGTTAAGTTTAAAGCTTGGCGGTCAAGCAGATAGATCAATTATGCTAAAGACGGATTACGAAGAGCAATGGAATTTAGCTGCTGATGCAGATAGAGAAAAAGCTTCATTGCAATTATCACCGGGAGGTTATTCTCAAGTATGAGTTATGCTGCTGGAAAATACGCTTTTGGATATTGTGATAGAACTGGATTTAGATATCCTATAAAAGATCTGGTTCCCCAAATAGTTAACCAAAAGCCAACTGGACTCAGGGTTGGAAAAGATGTTGTTGACCCAGATCAACCTCAGCTTCAGCTAGGAAAGCTAAGCTTGAACGACCCTATGGCTTTAAGAAACCCAAGGCCTGATACGGCTGGATTGGTTGAAAGCAGAAAGTTTTTTGCATTTGATCCTGTTGGAGGGGGCGTTACTTCTCTTGGAAGCAGGACGGTTGGTTTGGATATAGAGGCCGAAGTTGGACAAGTTACAGTGACTACAAGCTAATGGCGTGGACATTTACTACATTAAAGAATGCAATTCAAGATTACCTTGAAACAACGGAAACAACATTTGTTAATAATTTATCAATAATTATTACTCAAGCTGAGGATAGAATATTAAATTCAGTTCAGCTTCCTGACTTTAGAAAAAATGTTACTGGAACAACTACAGACGGCACTCCATACTTAACCATGCCTTCTGATTTTTTGGCTCCATATTCTCTTGCTGTTGATAATAGTGGATATGAATATTTACTTTTTAAAGATGTAAATTTTATTCGAGAAGCTTATCCGGCAGCAACAACGGAAGGAGTTCCTAAGTACTACGCAGTGTTTGACGAAAACACGTTTATACTTGGGCCAACACCCAGCTCTAACCTAACCGCAGAGCTTCATTATTTTTATAAGCCAGAATCTATTACAGCATCAAGCGATGGAACAAGTTGGCTTGGCACAAATGCTGAGAGCGCATTGCTTTATGGCTCATTGGTTGAAGCATACACATTTCTTAAAGGTGATGCTGATATGTTAAATATTTACATGACAAGATATAACGAAGCTTTGGCTGATCTTAAGAATATTGGCGAAGGTTACGATACTACTGATAGCTACAGATCAGGATCTATTAGACAGGCAAGGCAATAATGATTGAAGTTGGTACTAGTGGTGTTGGAAGCGTTGATGTAGTTACTACTAACAATGCAGGCTTACCCGTTGAGCATTGGGCGCAAAGAGCGACAAATACGATTGTTTCTGTTGGGGGCAATAGTCACCCAATAATACAGGAGCAGGCGGAGGCTTTTAAGGATCAAGTATTTCATGCAGTTAAGTACTACATGGATGAAGCTGTAAAAAGCGATAGAACAACTTTAATTGCTCAACTTGAGTTAAACGGTCATAAAGACATGGCTGACATTTTAAGGAGACTATAATGGCGATTACCCAAGCTGTGACGACCTCGTTTAAATCCGAGTTGTTACAAGGAATTCATAACTTTCACAATGGATCTGGTGGCGGCACTACAACTACTACAGGGACAGGCAATACATTTAAGATTGCTTTGTTTACTAGTAGTGCAACAATGTCAGCATCTACTACAGCTTACGCAACAACTAACGAAGTATCTGCGACAGGCACAGGTTATACGGCTGGAGGCAATACTCTAACTAATGTAGACCCGACCACATCAGGAACTACAGCACTTACAGATTTTGCTGATACTACTTGGTCTAGTAGTTCAATTACTGCAAGAGGAGCGTTAATTTATAACTCCTCTACCACCGCAGGAACAGCTAACAGGGCAGTTGTTGTACTGGATTTTGGCGCAGATAAGACATCTACAAGTGGCGACTTTACTATTGCTTTCCCAACAGCAGATGCGAGTAACGCAATAATTAGGATTGCATAAGGTCTGATGTGGCAGATGTCAAAGTTGCATTTGATGGTTGGAATTCCTCATCTCATGGATGGGGTGAGGGAACGTGGGGTAATGGGTCTGCTTTCCCAGCAAGCACAGCGTCTGTCGGATCTGTTTCGGTCAGCGCGGATGCGAATGTTACAGCAACAGGAAATTCGGCAACAGTCTCTGTCGGATCGGTATCTGTATCCGCTAGTGC